GTACTATAACACCAGGTGTATCGGATGGTAGGCTAAAAGAAAATATAGTTAATATAGATAAACCATTAGATAAAATAAATAATATAAATGGTGTTTATTTTAATTATACAGATGAAGCAAATGTGTTTGTACCACATTTAGGTAAAAATAGACAAGTTGGAGTTATTGCACAAGAAATAAATTCTGTATTTGAAGAAATACCAGAATTAACTCCAATATCTCCATTTGATAATGATGGACAAGGAAATTCAAAAACAGGTCAAAATTATATGACTGTTCAATATGAAAAATTAGTACCTTTATTAATTGAGGGTATAAAAGAATTATCTAAAAAAGTATCTTCATTAGAAGCACAATTAAGTGGTTCAAAATAAAATGTTATGTTTGATTTATTAGTTACAACTGGAGCAGGTAATGTTCCTATGGGTGGTAGTGATTTATGGGTAAACAATTTTATAGAAAATGTAATACCATTTTTAGAACATCCAACTGTTTTATTAATTGATGGTAGAATGCCTAATGGGTTTGATCCTGATTCTATATCATGTCAATATGTATTTGGAAAGGAAAACCCTTTATTAGTAGAACCTCTTTTAAGAAATTGTAGAAGAATACATTTTTTACATAACAATTATTATCGTAGAGATGAATTGTGGGAATATAAAAATAAATTTCATACTATATTCTGTCACGCCTACATTAAAGAAATTATAAATACTAATGTAGATTTGGGATTAGATAGAGTTTATTTACCTACTACAATGGATTTACAATGGGAACAAGATGTAATGAATCAATGTAAACAAATAGTTTGGATTGGTTGTAATGATGGGTTAGTACAAAAAGATTTCAAAGATAAATGTATTCAAATTCCAAACTACTACGAATTTCAGATTAATAATGAATATCGTTGGATGATAGATAAGATAGGATATGCGGCCCGTAGTGAGACACGAAAGTGTTTTCATTTTTTAGATGGACATAGGGGATATGCATGTACGGATTGGATGGGGTATGAAAATCTTAAAGAAGGATTAAACTTAGATTTAAAAAAGGTAAGATTTTACCCATATAATTTGGAAAATCATAGAAATTTCTTTAACTTAGACTTTACGATATTTCACGGTTGTTATGTAAATGAACCTTTTGGATATTCTATATTTAACGCTGTAGATTATGGTAAACTTCCAATACTAAACAAATATTGGATGCCAAGAATACCATACAAATATAGAGCATCAACAAAAGAGGAATTTAATAAAATGTATGAAATAATGTGTGATGATTTTGAAGTTGAAAGACAATATCAATTTAAATTATTAAAATCATCATTATTAAAATACGATAACAAAAGTGAATGGATATTAGAAATAGTTAATTTATTAAATAAATGATAACAAATAAAGATTACATTAAAGAATTTATTTCAAATAATCAAGAAGTAGATGATTACGGAGACCAGGTTTTGTTAAATGTGCCATATCGTTGGTCACATGGTGCAACGGATGATCATTTAGGTGATGGTTTAATTATTTATTCTCTAATTCAGTTTATGAAAGCAAAAGTATGTGTTTGCCTTGGTAGTGGAGGTGGATTTATACCAAGAATAATGACACAGGCCAGAATTGATTTACATTCACAAAATATATTTGAAGGTGATGCTAACTATAATTGGGGTGATATAGGAACTACCTATGTTGTAGATGCAATGAATGGTATTGGTGGTAATGTAAATTGGTTTAAAGAAGAATCCTTTTTTAGAAGAGTATTTTCACCTAGGATAATTGCGGATACAACTACAAACGCATTTCATAATTATTTCGTATTAAATGATATTAAGATTGATTATTTACATATTGATGCGGGACATTCATATGAAAATGTAAAGGAAGATTTTGATTTATATTCTCAGTTAATGAGTGAGAACGGAATTATATCAATTCACGATACTGACCCTAATTATGCAGATAAATACATAGTTACAAATGAAGTGAAGGATAGGGGTGATTTTGATGATTGGAACGGCCCTATTCAATTAGCAAAAGAAATAGATAATGAAAAATGGGAAGTATTTAATTTATTTAATTTTGGTATTATAAAAAATAAACCAGCATCTACTGGATTAACATTAGTAAGAAGAAAATAATGAAAAGATTAGTTACCGTAACCGGAAGTAGAACAAATACACTTACACATTTTTTTAAATACTATCAAACTTTAGTAGATGAAATATATGTTGTAGTATACGAATGGGAAGGTATGAGCACATATGATGAAGTAGAAAGAATATCAAAACAATTTCCTAATGTTAATATTATTAATCGTTCTAAAAAAGAAAAATTTAATTGGGAGCATGTAACCTATCTTTACAATCAAACTAAAATGTTACATCCAAATGATTGGTGGATAGTTGCAGATGATGATGAGTTTCATGTTTATTCAAAAAATTTAAATGAAATAATAGAAGATTGTGATAAAAATGGTTGGGATTTAGTTAGAGGTGGTTTTGTAGATAGAATAGGTAAAGAGGGTGAATTTGTAGAATTAAAAGAAGATGAATATATATTCCAACAATTTCCATTAGCAGGTTTTTTTCGTTATCCCTTAAGTGGAGCATGTCCTAATAAAATTTGTATAATGAAAGGATATATAGAATTAACACCTGGTCAGCATTATGCAAAAATAGATGGACAAACAACTTGGAAATGGCAAGGTTGGAATCATCCTTTAATAGCACCAACAAATGAATATAGTGTAATAGTTAATCATTTTAAATGGGATAGTACTTGTGTTGATAGAATAAAACAAGTAGCAGATATTAATCAAAGATATTCATATTCAAAAGAATATCAGGAAATGTACGATGCTATAAAACTAAATAATTTTAAGATTGATATTTATGATGAGAGGTTTATGATTGAAGAATGTGGTTGGTACCAGTATTCTAAGTGGGATAAACTTTTTAAAATAATTCAGTCTATTTAATTTGGTTATATAAATAAAATTCGTTACATTTAAATATGAGTAATCATAAATTAGCAATAATAATTCCTTATAGAGATAGGAGAGAACATCTTGATATTTTCTTGCCACATATGGTTGCATTTTTATCTAACAAAGATATTGATTACAAATTATTTATTGTAGAACAAAGTGATGATAAACCATTTAATTATGGTAAGATTTGTAATGTAGCATTTGATTTATTAAAAGATGAATACGATTATTTTTGTTTTCATGATGTTGATATGTTACCTACATCTGATAAAGCAGATTATAGTTACAAAGATTATCCTGTTCATTTAGCAACTAGAGTACAAGTTCATGATAATACATTACCTTACTTACAATATTTAGGTGGTGTATTTATAATTCCAAAAAAACAATTTGAAGAAGTTAATGGCTTCTCTAATGAATATTATGGTTGGGGTTATCACGACTTAGATTTATTATATAGAATGGATAAAGCAGGTCTAAAATTAGATTCGGAATACATTTATCCTAGAATCGATACTGAATATGAAATTGATAAATTAAAAATTACAGATTCAATTAAAAAAGAAAAAGTAACTTATTTAAAATTTGATGGTGAAACCCAAATGGAAATTTTACCAAATAAATTTTTAAAACCGTTTACAACCGATTCATTTACTATTTCAGCATGGATAAACTTTGATCAATTTGTAAAAGAAGAACAATATGTAGTTTCATTTCCTGGATATAATAGTGGTATATCAATTCAACCTGATAATACTTTAAGATTTAATTTTTGGGGTAAAGATTCAAAATACTATTTTAATTACAAAAAACTTAAACCAAATCAATGGCATCATATTGTTGCAAATGTTGATTTTGATTCTAATAAATTAAAATTATTTATAGATACATTTGAAGAAGGATCTAAAATAGATAGTTTAACTCAATTTGAATTACCATTGTGGGATTATACAAAAGATAAAATATACATTGGATGTGGTTCACATGGTAAGAATATGTTTAGAGGAAAATTAGCTAATTTATATTTCTTTGATTATAATTTAAGTGAGTCTGAAATTAAAAATTTATACTTAAACGGATTAGTTAATAATAGAACATTACAAACACAATTTGAGCCAGTATTAAAATATCAGTTCAATAATTTCTATAAAAATTATTTAATAGATGGTAGTAAAAATCATAACCATTCTACATTATATAATGAACATGGTAGTAATTATTCTCAATATTTAGGTAATACTGAAATTATAAAAACTACAAAAATAAAATTACCTAAAAGAATAGAAGCAACATTTCAATCGTTACCACATGATAACGATACTAATATTGTTGAAAGATTTAATGGATTTGATCCTGATACTATTGAAAACGGATTAATATTTTTTAAAGATATTCTTACTAAAAAAATAACAACAGATACAATTGGATTAAGTAATTTGAAATATAAATTTATTGAGAATGAAAAATTTGATGAACATACAAATTGGATTAAAATAATACTTTAAATAAAACATATGGCAGACAAAAAAGAATTATCATTAGAAGAAAGAAATGTTATAGCTTTAGAAAAACAAGCAAAAGCAACTGAAAGGTTAGCATATGCAGCTGAAGATATTGCAGAGTTTTTCCACATCTCTGATATTGGTAAATTTACTGAAAAATTAGAATGGTATTTATATGAATTTCACCAAATCTTAAAGACAAGACAAGTAGGTGGTTCATCATCTAGACCTGATAAAAATTACGAAAGAGAAGCATAATGCAAAAACTAGCAATTATAGTTCCATATCGAGATAGACAATCTCACTTAGAAGTATTTATTCCTTATATGGAAGAATATTTAAAGAATTATGATTACAAGATTTTTGTCATAGAACAAAATGATAGTAAACCTTTTAATAGAGGTAAACTTTTAAACATTGGTGCAAGAATTGCAATTAAAGAAGGATTTGATTATTTTGCATTACATGATGTGGATATGTTACCATTAAAAAATGTAGATTATTCTTATCCAGAAACACCTGTACATTTAATATCAAAAGTAGATAAAGAAGTTCCATTCGTTGATTATTTTGGTGGTGTAACTTTATTTAATGTACATGATTACAAATTAGTTAATGGATATTCTAATGAGTATTGGGGGTGGGGGTTTGAAGATGATGATTTATTATATAGATGTATACAAAGAAATATACCATTAGATAAAGTGGCATATGGTATAAAAGATAATAATTATTTGATTAATTATTTTAAATTCGATGGAAATACATCATATATTAAAATACCTTATAAGAATTTTCAATCCATATTTAATTCTGATTTTACATTATCAATTAAATTAAAACCGGAAGATACTAAAACTTCATTAAAAGAAACATTTGATGAATATTATGCAGTATCAATTCCAGGTAGAAACACTGGTATTTCATATACATCATTTAAAAGATATAAATCAGAAATTTGGACAAAAGATGATAAATCAAAATCTATTCAATCAGATATATTAGGTGAAATATGGTCGCATTTAGTTTTAGTTAAAGAGAGTAATCAAATTTCATTTTATATGAATGGTGAATTAATTGGAACCGAACAACTAAGTGATTTATTGTATGAATATGATAATGATTATTTTTATATTGGTGTAGGTAATCCAACATTAGATAGTAAACAATTTTATTTTAAAGGATTAATTGCTGAGTTTGCTATTTGGAATATTGCATTAGATAAAGATAATATAAATGAAGTATACGAAAATTCATTATATAAATCAATCATTAACGATTATAGAAAATATAACAAATCAAAATATCTTAAATGTTATTATGATTTTAAAAATTTCAAAGGAGATATTATACAAGATTTAAGTGGTAATAGAAACAATGGTATGATGTATAATTGTGAAGATGGTATTATACTAGATAAATTTGAAACAGAAATAGTAGTTCCTATCAGAAGAAAAGGACAATTTAAAACATTAAAACATACATCTAATTCTACAATTGGAAATAATTGGATTCATTCAGAAACAAGAAATAACCAAGAAAGATTTTATAATGAAATGAAAGGTAACATTGTAGATTTATCTATCGATGGATTAAACACCTGTATTTTTAAAGAAATAGATAGAGTGGATATAACAGATAACGCAGTTAAAATTTCAGTTAATATATGAAGTTAGGAGTTTGTGTACCATATAGAAATAGAGAAGCTCATTTAGCAGAGTTTGCACCAAGAGTTCATAAATTCTTAACGGAGCAAGCTATTGAACATAAAATTTATTTTGCACATCAATGTGATGATAAATTGTTCAATAGAGGTAAAATGAAAAATATTGCAGCCAAACACGCGTTTGATGATGGTTGTGATTATATTGTATGGCACGATATAGATATGGTACCAGAAGATAGTTCTTGTGATTATAGCTTCAATCCTGAGAACCCTAAACATTTAGCAGTAAGAATATCTCAAACAGATTATAATCTAAAATATGAGGAGTATTTTGGTGGTGCAGTACTATTCACAAAAGAACAAGTAATGACTACAAATGGTTACTCAAATGATTATTGGGATTGGGGTATGGAGGATGATGACCTATTTTGGAGATGTGTATTGACTGGTAATGCAGAGCAACATTATTTACCACAACTTGATAATCAAAAGTATGGTTATTTCAATGGTAAAGATTCATATGTAAAAATTGAACCATCCCGTTCATTAAGAAATGTTTGTTCAAGGTCGCATACAGTTTCCATATTAGTAAGAGCACACCAACAAGAAGAAAAAGTTCCAATTTATTTAATTGGTGATGAAGATAGAAGATTTTGTGAATACCCAATTTTCAGAAGACCGGGTCATGATTGGGGTATATCTTATAATAATAGTAGAGCATTTACTACAATGATGTGGAACAATAGTAGAGAGTTTTTATATCTTTGGGCAAAACGATATGAACAACAATGGACATGGGTTACATTGACCGTAGATGATGAAACTAAAGAAATATCATTATATATTAACGGAAAGAAAAGTGATGCACGTTTTGGAACAGGATTATCCTCACCATTACAATATGAAGGATTTTTAAAAAGATATGGTATAGAACCTTATTATATAGGAACAACTACATCAGTAAAAGAGGGTGAAGTAAATAAATGGTTTAAAGGGGATATTGCTAAAATGTTTATTTGGGATAGGTGTTTAGATGAAAATGAAATATTAGAATTTCCAGATGAAATGGTAGCACATTATGATTTTAATGAAACTAATGGAAATATTTTAACAGATTTAAGTGGAAATGGAAATCATGGTGAAATATATAATGTAGAAATAAAAGAGGAAGATATTTTGAAAATTCACAATACTATCTTACCTTTCCGTAGAGATGGTAAGTTTGAATGTTTACCACACCAAACGGAAGGATTGATTAGTATAGGTGGTGTTGATAAATGGGCAAAGGGTGAAACTACTGCAAGAAATGAGAGACGATATATTTTAGAAATGCAGCAAGGAACATATGATTGGAAAAATGATGGTATGAATAGTTTAGAATACGAACTCATATCAGTAGAAGATATAGGAAATAATTCAGTAATGATAAATTGTAAAGCATAATGGCAAGTTATGAAGAGTTTGAAAAGGTAAGAGAAAACCTTAATTCAGTAGGTGTAGGGTTTTGTTTAGCAAAATGGATGCAAGTAACAATGCATTTACATATTGGACATAATCATTCATGTCACCACCCAATGACACACCAAATATCAACAACTGAAATAGAAAGAGATCCATCGGCATTACATAATACTCGATTCAAAAAAGAAAAGAGAAAAGAAATGTTAGAAGGAAAAAGACCAACAGAATGTGATTATTGTTGGGGTGTAGAAGATAGTTCAAATCAATTTAGTGATAGAACTTTTAAATCATCTGAACCATGGGCATATCCACACTTAGAAAAAATTAAAAATACACATTGGAGAGAAAATATAAATCCTTCATATGTAGAAGTTTCATTCAGTAATGCTTGTAATTTTAAATGTTCATATTGTGCACCACCATTCTCAACAAAATGGATGGAAGAAATAGAACAATACGGTGGTTATCCAACAAGTGATAGTTTTAATGATTTGAAACATTTTACTAGTAGTGGTAGAATTCCCATTCCACAAAATGAATACAATCCATATGTAGAAGCATTTTGGAAATGGTGGCCTGAGTTATATCAAGATTTATATACATTTAGAATTACGGGTGGTGAACCTATGATGCATAAAGATACTATGAAAGTATTAGATTATATTATTGATTCACCAAATCCTAATAAAGAATTATCATTAAGTATTAATTCAAATTTAGGAGTTCCAGATAGTTTATATAAAAAATTCAGAGAGAAATTTAAAATAATTTCGGATAGAGGATTAGTTAAAGAATTAATAATTTATACAAGTTGTGATGGATATGGTGCACAGGCCGAGTATGGTAGAAATGGATTAGTTTATAATCAATTAATGGATAGAATTGATGATTTATGTGATTATATTCCTAGATTAACAATTGATATTATGAGCACTTATAACGTGTTATCGGTTCCATCTTATAAAAAATTAATAACGGATGTTTATTCATTAAAAGCAAAACATACAAACGCATTAAGATATTACAAACAACCTCTTTTATTAGATAGTTCATACCTTCGTTATCCTAATCATCAATCTATTAAAATATTAGATAGAGAATGGGAAAAGGAAATATTTGAACAAGCACAATTAGTTGAGTTTCATGAATTACTAAGAGAAGATGCTAATTGTTATGGGTTTAGTGATGTTGAAATTGTAAAAGTAAGAAGAATACATGATTATTTTATTTCAATTGATGATGAAGATAGAATGGCACACAGAAAAGATTTTTATAAATTTTTTAGTGAACATGATAAAAGAAGAGGAACTAATTTTGAGAAAACATTTCCTGAATTAACTGATTTTTATAACAAATGTAAAGAAATGAAATAATGGAATTTAAAGATACCTTTTGTGCAAGTTTATTTAGAGAAAGTAAACATAATACATCATTAAAACCAAATTTATTAAGCGATATATTTCAACATTCAGTTAAAATAGAATGTAAATTTATAGCAGAAAATAATTATAAAAAACAATGGATTTTTTCTAAACAAGGAATAATTAATAGTGGATGTTTTATTGATGGTAATAAATTATCATTTACATTATCATCAACCACTAATGATATTGATTTTACAAATAGTCAAGTTCAAATAGATTATGAATTTGATTATAATAAAGAATATGAAATTCAATATAAAATCAATACAAATACAAATGAATTAATAGTATCAGTAAATGGTGAAATTAGAAAAATGTATTATAGTGGAAATCTTAGTGATTATTCAAACGTACCATTATGGATAGGAACATCTAATCCATTTGTAGAGCCACAAAATTATTTTAATGGAAATATATCTAAGTTTATAGTTTCAAATAATGATGGAATTATTACGGATTTAGATTTTACAAATGTTAATAGATTTAAAGTTTGGGATAAAAGTGGTAATGGTAATTTTGCTTACATAGAAGAATTTGCAAATAAAACAATACAAATAAAATTAAATAGAATGATAGCTGGAAATTCATTAGAACCAGCAGATATTACTAATATAAAACAAACTTTAATATAATGAAAATATTAATAACAGGTGGAGCTGGATATTTAGGAACAGTTATCACTAAAACAATGTTAGAAGCAGGGCATAAAGTAACTGCAATAGATAATTTATCATTTAAACAATTATCACCTTTACATTATACATCAAACCCAAACTATAATTTTATTTATGGCGATGTAAGAAATGAAGCATTTTTAAGACATCAAGTTGGTATTCATGATGTTATAATTCCATTGGCAGCAATTGTAGGATTTCCCGCATGTAAAGCAGACCCTAAATTAGCGTGGGAAGTTAATTTTCATCAAATAGAAACTATATTAGATACAATTACTGATGACCAAATTATTTTATACCCAAATACAAATAGTGGTTATGGTATTGGTGAAGGACAAACGGAATGTACTGAAACTTCGCCACTAAACCCAATTTCAGTTTATGGTGAAAGTAAATGTGCAGCTGAAAAATTATTATTAGAATGTTCACAGTCAGTATGTTTTCGTTTGGCAACCGTATTCGGTACATCGGCAAGAATGAGAACGGATTTGTTAGTTAATGAATTTGTTTACAAAGCAATGACTGATAAATACATTACCGTTTTTGAAAAACATTTTAAGAGAAACTTTATTCATATTAATGATGTAGCAAGTGTATTTTTATGGGCATTGAACAATTACGATAAAATGAAACACAATGTTTACAATGTTGGATTGAGTGATGCAAATTTAAGTAAACAAGAATTATTAGAAAAAATACAAGAATATATTCCTGATTTTGCAATTAGTTATTCTGATTTTTATGAAGATCCGGATAAGAGAGATTATATTGTATCAAACGCAAAAATAGAAGCAACAGGTTGGAAACCAAAGTATAGTTTAGATGATGGTATTAAAGAATTGATGAAAACATATCAGGTCTTAATTCCAAAAATGACATCTGAATTTAGAAACGGATTCCCATTAGGTTACGCACAAACTTTTTAATATGAGTAATTTTGTTTGGGGTAAAAAAGGTGATGAAACATTTCAAGAATATAGAGATAGAGCAATAAACTCAGTATCTCCATCTTTTTGTGGTGCAAAGTGGTATAATGCAACCATATGGTTAAATATGGGACAAACTACATCATGCCATCATCCACCTGCACACAAAATACCACTAGAAGAATTGGATAAATCATACAAAGCACTTCATAATACGCACTACAAAAAGTTAGTTCGTAAAGAAATGTTAGAAGGTATAAGACCGGCAGAATGTGAGTATTGTTGGAAAGTAGAAGATTTAGGACCAGATAAAGTAAGTGATAGAGTTTACAAATCAGTTATATATTCGGATGAAGAATTGATTGAAGCAAAAGAACAATTTGGTTATACTAAGGATGTGGATTTGAAAACATTGGAAATTAGTTTTGATGCTAATTGTAACTTTGCATGTTCATATTGTAATGCATCATTTAGTACAACTTGGCAAACTGATATTAAAACAAATGGAGCTTATCAAAATTTAGTTACTGATGGTGCACCTGCATTTCACCACGCTGGAGATGATGCAATGATATATGGTAAGGATAACAAAGATAATCCATATGTTGCAGCATTTTGGAAATGGTGGGAAGGTGAGTTACAACATTCATTAAGAGAGTTAAGAGTTACTGGTGGCGAACCTACAATGAGTAAAGATTTTTGGAAGTTAATGGATTGGTGGAAAACCCATAATGAATGTAGTGTTAGATTTGCAGTTAATTCTAATTTAGGACAAAAGCAAGAGTTAGTAGATAGATTAATAGCAGCAACTCACAACTTTAAGGAAATCGATATTTATACGAGTGGTGAAAGTGTTGGTAAGCATGCAGAATATATTAGAGATGGTAAAGATTGGAATAGGTGGAAAACAAATGTAGAAGCAATATTGAGAGATGGTAAAGTAAGAACAATGAATGTAATGATGACAATAAATGCATTATGTTTGTTTAGTATTACAGATTTCTTAGATGAAATGAATATATTAAGAGAGAAGTATATAGATAAAACTCCACTCCTAATGACACTTAATATTTTAAGATTTCCTTCATTTCAATCAGCAACTACACTACCTGAAGAAATACGATTAGAAAGAGCAGACCACCTTCAAAATTGGGTTGAAAACTTTATTAAGAGTAAACCTTCATATTACAACGATACCGATTTGTGGGGGCTTGCAAATCAAATTTATAGGTTATGTGAATATTTAAGAGAAGTAACACAAGGACATAGATTTGCATCGGATTTAAGAAGTAGACAGAGAGATTTCAAATCATTCTATCAACAATATGATATTCGTAGAGGTAAAAACTTTATTGAAACATTTCCAGAATTGGAAGATTGGTTTGAAATGGTTAGAGAAAGTAGAACTGATTATGTTCAAGAAATCAAAAAGGTTAGGGGTGATGAAAATAATCGTTACAAATTAGATTATGAAAAAAGAGCATTAGAAGAAGGTATTGTAACAGATGATTTAGAAAATGAAATTATAAAACATTTGAATAATGAGTAATAAATGGGATCAATTTAGAGTAACTCCATCAAAAAAATTTGGTATGGAAGTTCCAATCTTTACACCTTCAATTTATAGAGAGTATAGAGGTGAAATATTTACAACATTTCATAATCAGGAACATCCTGTAATGATAAGAATAGGTGAAGGACATGAAATACATAGCAGATTCTCAAAATCATATAAGGGTGTTTTAAGAGGATTACACTATGACAATAAAACTTGGAAACTTGTACAAGCTTTAGTTGGAGATATTTACCTAATTGTTTTGGATATGCGAAAAGAAAGTCCTACATTTGGAGAGTGGGAATCCTTTATGATAACTGAGAAAGATAGAAATCAAGTATTAATTCCACCAGGATTCGCAAATGGACATTACGCATTAACCGATTGTATTTTTCATTATAACTTATTTTATAAAGATGGTTATGTGGATGCAGATGAGCAAGGTGTGGTTAAATGGAATGATCCGGAATATCAAATGGAATGGCCAACAATAAATCCAATATTACAAAAAAGAGATAGATAATGATAGAAAATTTACAAAAATATCCAGTTGTATCAGAAGTTCGTTACACAAAGGAAGATTTAATTAACTACGAAAGAATGATTGCAGACCATTGGGAAGCAGGTAAGATTAAAGGACCGGTGCATTTAAGTGGTGGTAACGAAGAACAACTTATTGAAATTGGTAAAAGAATTAAAGAAACAGATTGGGTATTCTCAACCTGGCGTTCTCATTATCACGCACTAATTAAAGGTGTGTGTCCAGTTTGGTTAGAAGAAGAAATCTTAGCAGGTAGAAGTATTACTATTGTTAGTGAGGAACAAAGATTTTATGCAAGTGCAATTGTAGGAGCAATCATACCTATCGCAGTTGGTGTAGCTATGGCAAATAAAAGAGATGGTAAAGATGATAAGGTATTTTGTTTTGTAGGTGATATGGCATTTGAGACCGGTGGGTTTTATGAAATGCACAAATATGCAGAAAGATATGATTTACCAATTGTATTTGTAGTAGAAGATAATGGTGTATCAACTAACACTCCAACTGAAGCAACTTGGAATGGAGAAAAGAGAACAATACCATCAGAAAAAGTTATTTGGTATTCATATGAAAAAGTATGGCCTCATTATGGAACAGGTAAATGGGTAATATTTTAATGGAAAAAATAAATTTTATATACGAATACGAAAACGATGGGGTTATATTTCCAAATGGATTAACATACGATGCGTATCTTTCTACATTGGAACAAATACAACTTCATGGTGTTTCTACAAATGATTTTTTTACTAGAGGTTATACTGACCATCATATGGTTATAAATTTATCCTCAAAGTATCCAGAAAAAACATTTAATGTATTTTATACAAGAACTATATATGAAAATGTATTACACTTCTTTACAAAAGTAAATGAAAGAAAATATACATTTGAAAAAAATGATAAACAATTTGAAGTAAATTTAATAACACCAGATAAAATACAAAGTGGTGAAAGAAATTATTATATTGTAAATTTATTTGGTAACGAAGATTTTTTATTTCAAACTCCATCTTTGACTGTAACTAATTTAGAAGAAAAACAATCTGGAAATAGACCACTTTTAAATTTAGATGAAAAAATTATAAATGCAATTAAATTAGGAGATTTAAAATTAGTAATTGCAACTTTCCATGAAGGTGGTGTACATTATCCATCTTTTTTTGAAAAATTATATTTTAGTTGTTTTAAATTAGGATTAAATCCGAATGATATACATTATGTAAATGCGGATGCAAATATAGAATTACAACATGATTTATATTGTAGAAATAATATAATTCCTGGAAAAATAAATTGTCATTTTGTAGATTGGTTATTTACAACGGCTTGTGGGGCATATTCAAATAATCCATATGATGAAGATGTATTAAATTATGAAGGTGAGAGAGAGAAAAACTTTTTAATATTTAATCGTTCAGTATTTAAAGATCATAGATTTTGGTATTTATCACAATTACAAAAAAATAAAGTATTAGATGATTGTTTATTTTCTATGATATTTCCATATGATAGAGAAATACAATTTGGACAAGATATATACAGAGGATTTCCTGCATTTACAACGGAAGAAGAATTTAAAGAAGTATTACCATATATGCAAGAAGTGAAAGATATGGGTTCTATTAAAATTGATGATGTAGATACATTTGAAGATTCTACATTTTATGTTAATGGACGTAGAGTTCACTATGGTTGGATTGATTGGAGTAAACCTACATTTGATTTTACTTTCTTACGAACATATATGACATTACTTACTGAATCATCTTTTACAAGTTGTCAAGTTTCTGAAAAAGGAGTAAAGGCATTAAGATACTATCATCCATTCATAGCGGTAGCAGGACCACATTATTTAAAAATGTTAAGAAGAAAAGGATTTAGAACATTTGGTAAATATTTTGATGAGAGTTATGATGATATTGAAGATCATGGAGAACGAATGAAAGCAATCGTTAAACTTACAACTGAATTAAACGATCCAAAAAAACTACATAAAATATTTATGGATAGTAAAGAAGATGTAATTTACAATTCACATTTATGTAGAACATTTTCTGACTACCAAACAATACAAGAACTATTTTACAATATATTTGAAATATGAAATTAATTAATTTTTATATTGAAAATTGGGCAAATGATGGAATTAATGATGGTTACACTCCATTACCAAATGGTGTCTTTGATTTTAAATTTAACCAATCATTTGCCGCAAATAATTTTACAGGAGTTATAGATGAAATTAGAGATAGTGAATTACAAAGTAGTTTAAATGAAATATTTTTAAGAGCAAAATATGGTGAAAAAAGATATGCAGTTGCATTTGAACATAAAGATTTAAAAATAGTTTTAACCGATAAACCAGTATTAGAAGGTGCAATTGAGAATTATTATTTAGTTACACCCAAAGTTCATATGGAAACATTAGAAGAATATTTACCATATTACGATACTATATTAGAAAAGGGAATTAAAATTTTATTTGTAAGTTTTCATGAAAGTGGTGTATATCCTAAATTTTATAAATGGATTAATAATAACAAATACCATAATCAAATTTATACTATAACACCTTGTTATAATATAAAAAAATTTACAAAAGGACATCACATATATTTTCCATTTTTAACATATGATTTAGATCATAACTTTAAACAAAACGATAGTTTATTTTCAGTATGTGATAGGGAAATGTATGATAATACTGCAAAAAGAAAAATGATTCTATCTTTTAATCGAAATGTAAAAAGAGAACATAGATTTTATTTTTATAATTTTTGTAGAATGGAAAATTTAATAGATGATAATTACATTTCATTTTTAGAATTTCCTGATGAGCATGTTGAGTTTTATAATACAATGCAAATTCCAATATTAAATGAATATAAAAAATTCTTTTTAGAAAATGCACCACATTATGAGGTATCGGTAGATGTTAGAACGGATGATCCTGGATATGTAGAAAACCTTTTACATAATTGGAACAATGATAGTTGGTTATATGCAGAGAGTTTATTTTCAATTGTACTAGAAACAAAATACTTTGAAAGAGATATTATGATTTCAGAAAAAGTATTAAGACCTATTGCAAATTGTCATCCATTTGTAGTCATTGGTCCAAGATATACAACAAAGATTTTAGAAGATATGGGATTTTATATTCCACCTTTTATAGATTATAATGAGTTAGATAAAGAAGATTTTCCTTGGTTACGATTGGTAAAAACATTTGAACAAATAAAAAAATTAGTAAAATATTGTGAAGAACACAATGAACTTCCTCCGTTTGATATGGATAAAATAGAAGCAAATCAAAAATTACTTTTAGGGTTTGATAGAAGTGAAGTTTTATATGAATACTATTCAAAATTAATAAAAACAAAAATAATATAATGAAAAAAGTTTTAATAACAGGTTGTAGTGGTTTAGTAGGAATACATTTAGTAAAAAAATGTTTAGTAGCGGGATATGAAGTAATTGGTGTAGATTTAAGACAATCTGAACATTTACCAACATCAGAAAGATTTACTTTTTATCAAATGGATTTAACTAAAACAGAAAACATAGAACAATTATTTTTCTATGAAACTCCTGATGTAGTATTTAATACATTTGGTGTTAAAGGTTCTCCATTAAGAGCAAAAGAAAAGCCAGTAGATTTCTTATATCCATCCTTTAAAATTAATACTGAAATTATTAATCAATGTGCAAAGAATAATACTTGGTTAATATTTGTTAGTTCAGTTGGAGTATATGCACCGGCAGAAACATTTATAGAAGATAGTGTATGGAAAACATTACCATCAGAAGCAGATTGGTTTCCAAGTTGGAGTAAGAGAATGGGTGAAGTATTGTTAGAAGCATATAAAGTTCAGTTCAATTACACTAATTGGGCAATTATAAGACCGGCAAATATATTTGGTGAATACGATAACTTTGATGGAACTGGAACCGTTATTGCAACTCAATGTAAAAAAGTATTTGAAGCAGATAGTGAAATAGAAGCATGGGGTGATGGTACACCTATTAGAGATTTTGTATATGCGGGTGATGTTGCAAATGCAATTTTATCGTTATATGAAAGACAAATTCATACAACTATTAATTTTGGAGCTGGTGAAGAAATTACAATCAAATCAATGATTGAACAATTAATAAAAATTAGTGGAAAAGATATATATATTAAATGGGATACAACCAAACCAAATGGTGACCTTCGTAGACAAATGGACACTACTAAACAAAAAGAAATTGGATTGTTACCAATATTAGGTTTTAATGAAGCTCTAAAATTAACATATGAAAGTTATATCTCAAAAAGAATTGGATAAAGAATTTGAGTATTTAGAAAAACAAAAAGCAATACTCAAAGAAGAAAGAGAAAAAATAATGTTGGAAAGAAGTAAATTGTATTATCAATGGAAAGAAATACAAGAAACAGATGAATCTATTCAAAAAGACCAAGAAAGAGTTAATAAATTAAGAGGTGATTTACAATTTGAATTAAAAAAAGTAAATGAAGAATATACTATTAAGATAGATGCTGAAATCGCAGAAATACGAAAAGAAAAAAACAATGAATTAGAACTAGAACTGCAACAAGATAGATTACGATTAGATAAAATTAGAAGAGATTTACATGAGTTAATTGCAATAGAAGAAGCAACAGTAATAACATTTAAACAAAAAAATATAATATAATGTTAGATATACAAAAAAATGAATATTCTACTGGAACAATATGGGATATGGTAGATGAAATAAATTCCGATTTTCTTAAATCTTTATACGATAGTGTTTTAGTTAAATTCAAAGATAACACAGATTGTGTAACTTATTTGTATTCATCATACAATGATCATCCAGATTATAAACAATCTGCATATTATACAAAAGATGAATTTATTAATATAAAACAATATGTAGAAGAAAAAAATGATGAAAGATATGAACCACATCAGCAAAATAAAATGTGTCATACTCATTTATCTGAATTTGAAGAAAAGATTGGTTTAGATAAAAATTATTTTAACAATGTAGTATATAAAGTATTAGATGATTTAGCAGTTAAAATATTAAAAAAAGAATATAATATAGAAGTTAACACAGAAGATTTTATACATAAAGCACAATTAACTTGGTATAGTGATGGTGATTTTATTAAAATGCATGATGATGGACCGACTGATACTAGAATATGTGCTTTGTTAATTTATTTAACTCCGGAAGAATATTATAAAGCAGGTAGTGGTGGTGAATTGGTATTGAAAAATAGAAAAAATACAATTGATATAGCTTATCCAATATTAGGAAACTATGCAGTTATTGATTTTACAAGAAACTCACCGGTACATTCAGTACATAAAGTGAGTGGAAATTTCAATAGATTTGCATATTTAAATTTTATAGAATTAAAAGATAAAAATGCAAGGCCTTAATAAATCATATTATTGTGGAAATGGGAATGAATTTTTTGGAAATGAATATTCTAAAAGATTAGAAGAAGCATATAATGGAATATTAAATTATAAAGATTTTGATTATCAAATTATATATTCTTTAAATGCAGTACACAATGTAAGTATTGTACCATCAAAACCATTTAATGAACAAATTTTTTATAAAAATGAATTTATTTCAAAGAAAGAAAATTTAGCACAAGTTTGGTTTGAAAAGAATAATCTAATAACTGAATTTCATTCTATATCTGATTATTGTTATTTAAAATTATTAGAATTATATCCTGAACAAAGTAAAAGATTTGGTGGTCCATCTTTTTCTTTAACAATATATGATAAAGGTTGTTTTATAGAAAATCATAAAGATGGTGATGATGATGATAAAAGTAGATTATGTGTAGTTTTATTGTATTTAAATAAAGATTGGAAACCGGGAATGGGTGGAGAACTAATAATTACAGATGAACATGGAAATAAATTGGAAATTACGCCAGAATTTGGTAACTTTGCAATACTAGATTTTCAAAATTATAATTTATACCATGAAGTTAAACCAATTACGGATGATAACTTTCATAGAAAAACATTAATAAGTTTTATACATTTAGCAAAATAAAAAATATGATAAATAAAGATTCAAAAATCCTGATAACAGGTGGTTCTGGATTAGTCGGACAGAACTTAACAAACCGATTACACAAAGAAGGTTACACAAACATTAGAGTTAATTTACACAAAAGAGGTGTAAGAAATCCAATTGAAGGAGTGGAGTATGTTCACTTTGATTTGAAAACATACGAAGGATGTTTAGATGCAACTAAAGGAGTAGAAGTAGTTTACCATTGTGCAGCAAGTACATCAAACGCAGTAGACACAGTAGTTGACCCATTAGCACATGTTACACCAAACGTAGCAATGAACAATTTCTTAATTGATGCCAGTTGGAGAAATAAGGTTCAACATTACATCTTCTTATCATCTAATACTGTTTATCCACCAAAAGGAGATAAGCCGGTAGTAGAGACAGATTTCCTATTTGATGAACCATATCCGGTATACTTTCCAGTAGGTTGGATGAAAAGATATGCAGAAGTTCAATGTGAATTATACGCAAAGTATTTACCAACAAAAATGAAGTGCACGGTGATTAGACCTGCAAATTTATTTGGACCACATGATAAGTACGATTTCAATAAATGTCATGTTACTCCTGCAACAATTAGAAAAGTAGCAGACCAAATGAACCCTATTCCAGTGTGGGGTGATGGTAGTGAATTACGAGATTTATTATATATTGAAGATTTTGTAGAAGCATTACAAATAGTAATGGAAAAAGAAAAAGAAGATTATCAAGTTTATAATATTGGTTCTAACAGAGTTTATTCAGTATTAGAAGTATTAGAAGCAATGAAAAGAATTGCAAACTATAATGCACCTACTGAATTTATTAAAGGTAAACCATCGATGATTCCAACTCGTAAAATTGATTCATTTAAAATTTATGATAAATTAGGATGGCAAGCAACTACATCATTAGAAGATGGATTAAAAAATGCATATGAATGGTATTTAGAACATAAAGATGAATTCCAAAATTAATGAAAGGTATTTTATTTCCAGGCGACTCATATACATGGGGTGAAGGTCTTCATTTATATTCGGAGTTACCAGATACAAAATTTGATGAAATGGCGTTTGATGGAACAAATTATACTCCTTCTCATATTAAATTTATAGAAGCAAATAGATTTGCAAGAAAAGTTGCAAATCACTTCAATACGTTTGAATTAGTTAGATTTAGTAATGGTGGTAACAATAATGATATTTTTGAATTTATTGATCAGTTACCAAAACAATATTTAAAAAACCATATGCCAGCTACTGGACGTATACAAGTTCCTAGATCGGTAGAATATAGATTAGAAGATTTTGATTATATTGTTTTACAATTAACTGATATGTTTAGAAATGAAATTAAGTTTGAATATAAAGACATTATCGGATATTGTAACATTAGGTCAGATGAAAGTATAAAAAGGTCTGGTTTTATTTTCTATTTAAAAGATAATTTTAATGGTAATATAAATTATTTCATTGAATATTATTTAAAAACTACAATTTATAATATAATAGAAAAATTTAAATTATACGAATCAAAAGGAATTAAAAGATGTTTTATTCATACATGGCATAATGACCCAATTCCGTTCTTTAACAATAATGAATTCTTAAAAGAAAGGTGGATTACATATGATGATGGAAATAATATATTTAATTCAATTATGGATTTACAAAGTTCAGAAAAAAGAAGGTCTGGTATGAGTATAAATGATGATTATTTTTTTATACAAAAAGGAATAATTGTTAATAATGGGCATACATCATTAGAAGCACATAATATACAAGCAAAAGCAATAATTAAAAAAATAGAAGAATATGAGCAGTCCACAATACACTCCGTATAAAGATGCATTAACAACGGCAATGACTAATTTAGCAGAGTTAGAAGATTCTGTTTTTATTGGACAACAAATTGTATATCAAGGAAATCCTATGAGCACAACATTGGGTGGTGTATCAAAGGATAAAATGATTGAAGTTCCTGTAATGGAAGAATCACAAATGGGAATGAGTTTAGGTATGGCAATGGCAGGTAAAAGAGTTATTACATTTTATCCAAGATGGGATTTTATTATATGTGCAACAAATCAATTAGTAAATCACGTAGATAAGATTGGATTAATGAGTGGTGGCAAATGGAAACCAAACTTAATTATCAGATTGGGTAAGGGTAGTGATAAACCATTAGATCCAGGTCATCAACACAAAGGAAATTACTTTGATGAATTTAAAAGTATGTGTCCTAATATAGAATTTCACGATTTAAAAAGACCTGAAGATATTGAATTAGCTTACAAATATGTAACTAAAGAAGGTGGTATTCATATTATGGTAGAATATCCGGAGTTATATTATGTATAGTGGAAAAGGAATTATATTTGTAGGATGTTCTTTTACTTGGGGTGGTGGTTTAGAATATTACCCACCATTTAAGGATATTCCAGATCCATATGCATTTCAATATGATGAACAAAAAATTACATTTGCAATAATGAATTTTATTAAAGCAAATAGATTTAGTAGATTGGTTGCAAACCATTTTGGAATGTGGGAAGCAAATAGATTAAATTGTGGTGGTTCTGATGATGGTTCAATTGACCAAATAAAAATGATGTTAGAATTAGGTAATCATAGTCAAAACATTTCCAAGCAATTTGAAAATATTAAAATGCAAAGATATTCAGCAGATGAAATTGAATATGTTGTATTCCAATTAACAGATCCATTTAGAAATTATCATATTAATATAAATGGTGAAAATTTAGTAATTAATATTGCACAAATAAGACAAAGAAATACTAATGAATTTAATAAAAATGATATTAATAAATTTAAAGATACATTAGATGATACCACATTTAATAAATTTTTTAAATTTTATATTGATAATTTTAATAGTTGGGAAGAAATGGAAGATTATTTTATATTACAAAATTTAAAAAATGTAATTGAATTATTTAAAGAGGTAGAATCACTTGGTATAAAATGTAAATTGTGGAGTTGGCACAATGAATACGTTCCATTTATAAAAGAAAATGAATATTTATCGAATAAATTCATTAAACTAAAATATAATGATACTGAATTTGATTCTTTATATAATTTAATGCATACATACCCAAAATTTAAAATAAGTACATCTGATTTTCGTTTAAACGGAAAAAAAGTTCCAGATGATCATCAAACACCTGAGTGTCACAAAGTAATAGCAGATAGTATAATTAATTCAATAGAAAATGATGCAATTAAATCTACTTTATAATAATTGGGTAAATAATACACCGGTTCCTAATTGTAATTTATGGAAAACAAATGCTGGTATTAAAAGCTTTACTTTACCAACTATTTCAGATGTAAGTTCAAATGACTGGGTATATCCAATTGAACCATGGGGACATTTAATGTATTCATTAAATATTGAAGCAATCGATGATTATGCAAATTTCTTTGAAAGTATACCAGTTGATGTAATACAACAAATAAATAATGATAATGGTAAATTATTGATAAATTATTCACATGAAGGTTGGGTAAGTGATTGGTCATTAAAAGGATTTTATTTAGGTGCAAAAAACGCAGGAATAAAATTTAAAAATGTTATATTAGTTTTGAACGATTATAATTTAGAACAAAAATTAATTAAATTTAAAGAAAAATATAATATTGAAGAATATCCTAAAGTTATAAATTATTCATTTTATCTAACAGCATCTTCAAATAATTTTTATCAAACATATCGTAATTATGATTTATATACGAAACATGTAAATTTAAGTAAACCTTACAAATTTGTATGTTTAAATAGAAGATTAGATTTACATAGAGTAATATTGTTAAGTGAAATATTTGATGACATAAAAACTGAATCATTAATATCTTTTGATAAATCTTTAATTACAAATGAAGTTGAAAAATTATTTGAAATTAGACCAGATATAAAAACTAAATTTGAAAATCTTCCTGATAAAGTAATAGCAGATATAGTTGATATCGAAAATGTAAATGGATATAAACATGATAATGAAAAATTATTTTTAGATTCATATATCAGTATAGTTACAGAAACATCATTTTATATTGATAATGACTTTATTAGTGAAAAAATATGGAAACCATTATATAAATTTCATCCATTTATTGTAGTTGGTAGACCACATTTACTAAAATACTTAAAAGATATTGGATTTAAAACATTTGATTTTTTAATAGATGAAACGTATGATACGATTGAAGATAATGATTTAAGAATGGAAGCTATTATAAAGGAAATTAAAAAAATAAATGAAATTTCTATATATGAATTAGAAACTATTATTAAACAAAATTATAATATACTAAAACATAATCATGATTTATTAAATGAATTTGGCAAACAAACAACCGCTACTGAAGAATATTTTATTAAAAATATAAAAAACGATAATTATAGTTATACTGATATATACAAAGAATTAAAGTTACAAATTCCAAACAAAATAATTTAATATGAAAAAATTATTCAATAGATTAAAACAATTGTATAAGAACTACAAATTAAAAAAAGAGTTCAAAAAGAAAATAAAAGAGTTAAGAAAAAGAGATCCATTTATCTATAAGAATGTTTAGTATATATTTATACTTATGGAATTATCTAAATTTATTGTAAACGAATTACTTAACGATATCAATTTTGATGTTGTTGAACGTTTATTGTCCGAAGAAGGAATGTATGATATTGAAAATGATCAAGCAAGTAATCCTATTACAATCAAAGATATCGCAATTCATTGGATGGGTACTGGTAATACTGACTGGAGAAAAATTGCAGAAAAAGTAAAAACTCAACTTATATTAGGTATTAGAGCTGAAATGGAATATACTAATAATGTAAGATTAGCAGCCGAAATTGCTAAAAAACATTTAATGGATGATCCTTCTTATTATGATTTTTCAACTAAAGCAGATAATAGTGCAACTCAAGACCCACATCCTGAAATTCCAAATGAAAATACAATAAAAGAAGAAAATCCAAATTATGATAATGATTCGGATGATTTACATAATATTTACAATACACAAATATCAGATCCTTCAACAGGTAGAAAATTTAAGATTAAAGATGCATTGAGATTAGACCCAATGGATTTTGCACACCAAGAAGCAATGAGAATGTTAAGAGTGTTATTAGCACAAAAACACAGACAAACTCCTGGTAATATTGGTAAAGGACAACAATCGCCTGAAACGGATAAACCTAAACAAGTTAATTTAAGTTTGTATGCAGCCGGGTATGGAGAGGGTGTAGTAAAAGAAGCAAGTTCAACGGGAAGTGGATATGATGAAAAAGTTTTAGACCAATTAGTAGATAATCCAGAGACCGGTGAAAAAGTAAAAGTTCGTTCAGCCTTAAATTACGATAGAAATCATCCGGCATATAGAGCAGCTATTGCATTAGTAAGAAAAGCAAATGCAATACAACAGGGAAAAGGTAAAGTGGATGTAGGTAATACTCCACCACAAACTCCACAAAATAATGCACCTAAACAACCATCTAAACAACAACCACCAAATGCAAGTGAACCTATTAGTGTTTCAAAAAGATTTGGAAATGGTACACAAGATGGTTCAAATACACAAAACGGAACACATAGTACAAACAAAACACAAAAACCATTAGAAAAACCATTGAGTGCACCTAATGATGTGGATAATCCAGTTGATAAAAAAGATATATCACATCATACTGTATTACAACCAACAAAGGGAGCAGAAAATGGAAATAAGGCAGGTGTTGGTAAAGTAGCAAGTAAAGCGGTTCAAAATCCAAAAATTATAGCAAGAGCAATACACCATAATATTAAAAAATGGAGTAGAGAAGAAAAAGAATTTTTTGTTAATGAATTACATAAAGCAAATTCAGAAACAAGAAGAAGTATTGGACAGGCTATAAATCATAAAATTAAAGCAATTGTTCCAGCAGTTAAAAAAGAAATGTCTCATTTAGGACATGAATTTAAGCATGCCGGAGAAGGTATATCTCATTTATTTCAAGGTAAAAAATTAAGTGATAAAGAAAAACATGCATTTAAAAGTTTAGCAAAAACTGTTGCAATGAGTACAATGGGTGTTGCATTAGGCCCAGGATTAGGACATGGTGCAGCGGCTTTAGTATCTCACTTAGGAACACACTTAGCACAACATATGGTAGGTGAGTTAGCAGTTGGTGGTATTGGTAAAGCAGCATTATTTGCAGGATATGAACAAGAGGAAGATACTGACAAATATGTTGAATGGTTTATATTAGCATTTGCAAAAAGAATGAAAGATGGAGAAATACCATTAGAAGTGTGGGAAAATGCAGTTCAAGATTATACCAATGATAAAGAAGATGGTAAATTTGATAAAAAAGATGATGTTGAACCTGAAGAAACAAATGAAGAAGTTATAGCAGAAGAAAGTACAAGTGCAGATGCAATGAATGGAACAGGTGCATGGGCTGGGTTACAACCTGGAGAAACACCATGGAGTGGAGTAGGTATGGATACTGCACCAAGTAGTTTCATAGGAACACATACATTATCAGATATAAGTTCACAATCAGATAGTGCAAACTCTACAACTGGAACAGAACATAATGCAACTTGGGATGAATACGACCATCAAGGATATTATACAGATAAATTACCAGGATGGCAAGTAATAGGACATTTAAGTAATACACTACCAGATGAAGTAAAAAATAGAGTATTACCTATATTTAATCACGCGGGTAATGAAAACGGACCAGCGGCACACACAATACAAAAAATAGTTGCACCCAATTTAATTAAATACGAAAGTTTTGAAAGAACCGATAAAGATTTACTTATGGAAGGTGGAGCAGCAGGACACTTGGCACATCCATTTGAAGATGAAAATTTAACTTTTTCCGATATGAAATTTATGATTGGAAAAGGATTGCTAGGTGGGTTAGATTCAGAAGGTCCTGTTAGTGAGAAATTAGATGGACAAAATATTGCATTTAGTGTAAGAGATGGTAAAGTAGTGTTTGGTAGAAATAAAGGACACGTTAAAGATAGTGGTAAGAATGCATTAGATACTAAAGGAATATACAATCAATTCAAAGGTAGAGGTGGTATTGAGAAAGCATTCGTAGGAGCATCTGAAGATTTACAATCAGCAGTTAAGAAACTTTCACCTGCACAAATTAAGAAAATGTTTGGTAATGGTTCTAAGTTTATGAGTTTAGAAATTATTTTACCAGATACTACAAATGTAATTCCATATGGTAAAAGTGTGTTGGTTATGCACGGAACCATTGAATATAATAAAGATGGAGAACAAATACGTCGTTCTACTGAAGATGCTGAAACATTTGCAAAAGCAGTTCAAAAAGTTGGTGCAGATAAACAAAAAACATTCGGAATTGAAGGTCCTAGAACAATTGCATTTTCCGATGAACCAACAAAAGAATATCTAAGTAAATACAAATTATACCACAGACAATTATCTGATTTAGAAAAACAATATGGTTTAACCGATAAATCTAAATTGGAAGATTATAGAAGAAAATGGTGGTCAATTGAATTAGATAAGCAAGAAAAACAGTTGGGTATTAAGTTTACTCCAGAACAAAAGAAAGGATTGATTAAAAGATGGGCAGATGGTGATAAAACATTTGGTGTAAAGAATTTTGATAAACCTAAGCAACAACAATGGTTTAGAGATTTTGATGCAAATAAATTACAAGGTGCACAAAAACAAATGATTAAGCCGGTTGAGAGTGTATTCTTAAATGCAGGAGCTCAAACATTAAAAAGAGTAACAAACTTTTTAGCATCAAACAATCCAGGTGCAGCAGATGAGTTAAGAAAAGAAACTATAAAATCTATAAAAGGTATTAAAGATAGTAAAGATGTTGATAAGATTGCAAAATTACAAACTGAATTAGAACGATTACATAATATCGGTATGGACAATGTTGTTCCATCAGAAGGTATTGTATTTCAGTATAAAGGTAAACCATATAAATTTACAGGAGCATTTGCACCTATAAATCAAATCAATGGTTCATTTAAGTTTGATAAACCTAAGAAGGGTGATGTTAAAAAAGATGATAGTGTTGCAGAAATACCAAAGGTTAGTAAGAAAGAAGTAGCAATATTCACTGGTAGATTCCAACCATTTCACGCCGGTCATTATAGTATTTACAAAGCATTAGTTGATAAGTTTGGTAAAGATAATGTTTATATAGCATCATCAAACGTACAAGATCCTATTAGGTCTCCATTCCCATTCAAAGATAAAAAGCAAATAATGCATACTATGTTTGATATACCTACTAATAAAATAGTTCAGGTTAAAAATCCATATGCACCGAATGAAATATTAGATAAATTACCAAAAGATACTCCATATGTAACTGCTGTTTCTCAAAAAGATGCAGAAAGATTAGAGCAAGGGGGTAAATATTTTAAGAATTATGATAAAGTTGCAGCAGATAAAAGAAAAGGATATGAGGACGAGGGGTATTATATAGTAGCTCCTGAAATGCAATTGAAAGTAAATGGTAAAAATATAAGTGGAACTCAGTTAAGAGCAACATTTGGTGATCCTAAAATGAGTTTAGCAGATAAGAAAAAAATATTTACACAAGTTTATCCTAAATTTGATAAGGATATATTTGCTAGAATTGTAGTAACAACTAAAAATGCAGAGAAAGCTAAAGGTGGAGAATCAAAACCAAAACCAACGGAACCACAAAAATCCAAAGTAAATACGGATATTAAGAACAATAAAAAGGTTGAAAAGGTATTACAACAAAAGATTAAAAATCCAGAAACTGGTAGAATGATTTTAGTTAAAACTGCTTTGGGATATGATAAATCTGTTAAGGTTAGAAAGAATGCAATGCAATTAGTAAAAAATGCAATGAGTAAATAATTCGTTAAGATAAAAAAATATATATTTATATATAAAGTTACAAATATGATTATAAAGAGTAAAGGTAATAAAGACAAGAAAACCTGGATACACCCTAGTAGAAAAAAGATATTAGATACTATGAGGGGTATTGATAGTGGAAACGCTACATTGGGGTGGGAAGCAAAAAAGGTTAAGAGAGAAGTTGGTGATAAATGGACGGATGCAGATGGTAAGGAGTGGGAACAGCATGATGGATTTGTAATGCGTGTTACTCAATATGATGAAGCTAGAGCATATTTAGATGAACTTAACACTTGTAAATCAAAAGAGTGTAAAACATTTAAATTAACTGCAGCACATAAAAAAATAATCAAAAAGACTGGTTATTGTATAAATTGTTTAGTGGAAAGAGAAGCAAAGATGAGAGAAGCAGGTTTATATCAAAACTATGAATTTTGGAAAATAAACTCAAATACATTAGGACAAATACAAGATGACCTAAAAAGATTTGAACAAGCAAGAAAAGATGCAGACACAGTTCCTACTTTTGTAAATGCAGATGGTAGTATTGAAAAGTGGAGTATTGATGGTGACATTGATAAAGTGAAAGCAGATTTAGATTCAGATATAGAGGGTCTAAAAGAATTAATAATAAAATTCCAAGCCGCAGTAGATGAGGATTGGGATATAATAAAGGAGAAATACAATGAAATTTTCAACGATTAAGAACATACTTTTAGTTGCATTTATTGCATTTTTTATCTACCAATTAAAAGGTGGTAAATTAGGAATAGGTAAAACTATGGTGGTGGATGGCAAGGCATACGAAGTTATCAAAGAAATTCACGATACAACCGAAGTAGAAAAAATAAAAACACTTTGGAAAAAAGGTAAAGATATTGTTCACACAACTATCTTACATGATACAACAATTAAATTAGCAAATATAGATACTAATGCAATATTACATGATTATTTTGCTAAAAACATATACAAAGATACTTTAAGATTACCTGATAGTTTAGGATTTGTAACATTAACAGATACAATATCTAAGAACGCAATTCAGGGTAGAACATTTACTGCAAAAGTTAAACAAAGAATTATCAATAATACTACAATTGTAAAAGAATTACCTAAAACAAAAGTATTCTATGGTATTGAAGGTGGATTTAACAAAGCAGATGTAGTATCTCATTTAGGTTTAGGTGTGTTAATTAATACAAAATCGGACAAAATATACAATTTAGGAATTGGTGTAGCTAATAGAACAACGGACGGAACAAATGGTAAATTATCAGCTTATATCAATGGTGGTGTATATTGGAAGATTAGATTAAGAAAATAATGAGTACTCCACAAAAATCCTTAAAGGATGTAATAAAGGAACAATATCAGAAGTGTGCATCCGATCCGGTATACTTCATGAAAAAGTATTGTAAAATCCAACATCCAATGAGAGGAAAAATTCCATTTGAATTATATCCTTTCCAAGAAGATGCGTTAACGGATTTCGCAACACATAGATACAACATTGTATTAAAATCTCGTCAGTTAGGTATCTCAACATTAGTAGCAGGTTATTCTTTATGGAAAATGATATTCCAAGAGGATTTCAACGTTCTTATTATTGCGAACAAACAAGATGTAGCAAAGAACTTAGTATTAAAAGTTAGAACGATGAATCAACTTCTACCTGTATGGTTAAGAGTTGCAGAATCGGAAGATAACAAACTTTCCCTTCGTTTAAAAAATGGTTCTCAAATCAAAGCGGTATCTTCAAAACCTGACTCTGGTCGTTCTGAAGCCTTATCACTATTGGTATTCGATGAGGCCGCGTTCATTGATTATATTGATGAAATATGGACTGGTACTCAGTTAACACTTGCAACCGGTGGTGACTGTATTGCACTTTCTACTCCAAATGGTGTGGGTAACTGGTTTCACAGAATGTGGGTTGGTGCAGAAAATGGACAAAACCTTTTCAATCCAATCAAACTACACTGGACAGTTCACCCTGATAGAGAACAAAGTTGGAGAGATGAACAAACTAAACAATTAGGTGAAAAACAAGCAGCACAAGAGTGTGATTGTGACTTTATTAGTTCTGGTGATAATGTAATTGATGGTGAATTATTACAATGGTATACCAATAATTATGTGATTGAACCAACATCTAAAGGTGGGTTTGATGGTAACTATTGGAAATGGAGAGAAGCAGATTATAGTAGAACATATGTAGTAACAGCTGACGTAAGTAGAGGTGATGGTGCCGATTATAGTGCATTCCATGTTATCGATGCCGAAAGTTGTGAACAAGTTGCAGAATATAAAGGTAAGATAGAACCTACTGATTTTGGTAATTTCTTAATTTCAGTAGCAACCGAATACAATGATGCATTACTTATTGTAGATAATGCAAACATTGGTTGGGCAACTATTCAACAGATATTAGATAGAGATTATAAGAATTTATTTTGGAGTAATAAAGATGTTCAGTATGTAGATGCTGATACACAATGGACTAACAAATGGTATAGAGAACAAAAACAAATGATACCAGGGTTTACCATTTCATCGAAAACTCGTCCTATGATTGTTTCTAAGATAGACCAATATATGAAAGATAAATCCCTTATAATACACTCTAAGAGAACGATAGATGAGTTATTTACTTTCGTTTGGGTAAATGGTAGAGCAGAAGCAGCAAGGGGTTATAATGATGACTTAACAATGAGTATGGGTATTGGTTTATGGGTTAGAGATACTGCATTAAGATTGAGAAATGAAAGAGGCCAAATGTCTTATAGCACATTAAACGGATTTACTAGAACTGAATATGATCAGACTGGTGTTTATAGTTCTCGTGATTTCCAAGAAGATCCATATAAAATGCCACTTAACAAAGATGATTTTGAAGATTTGAGGTGGCTTATTAGATAATCTAATATTTATATATTATACAAATATAGTAAAATAATATGAAGAAAAGTTTTTTATATGAATTTTTTGGTTTATCTTCAACAAAGAAAACACATACATTTGAAAGTGGTGTTAAATTTGAATTGGGTAAAATATATTCTGACCCTTATGCAATGGCATTTGGTAAAATAAAAGAAGAAGTTGAGGATGATGATATTGATGAGTATGATGTGGATAGTGAATATCAGGATGAATTAGAAGATTTCTTATCTTTCTTAAAAACAAAAATGAAAGAAAAAGAAGCGTATAATGAATCTTTAAACGAAGCAGAATATCAAGGTAAATCTGTAACTCTTAACAAACCAATGCAAGGTGATGTTAAAAAGTTTAAAGTTTATGTAAAGAATCCAGCAGGTAGAGTTGTTAAAGTAAACTTTGGCCAAAAAGGAATGGTGATTAAGAAAAATAATCCAGAGAGAAGAAAATCATTTAGAGCAAGAATGCATTGTGATACTAATCCTGGTCCAAGAACCAAAGCAAACTATTGGTCTTGTAAAAAATGGTAATAAAAAAATATGGCAGATAATTCATTTTACGGCAGGTTAAAGAAGCTCTTTTCTACTTCGGTAATCGTAAGAAACCAAGGTGGTAGATTAAAAGTAATTGACTTTGATGAAACACAAGCAATTGCAACAAATCTAAGAGATAGATATATGAGATTACACTCATCGGCTATGAACAATACCTTTGAGAACTATTTAGCATATCAACAAATTAGACAAGAGTTATTTAGAGATTATGATGCAATGGATCAAGATCCAATTATATCAGCGGCTTTAGATATATTTGCAGATGAATCAACTTCTAAAAATGAGTATGGTAGAGTTATTGAAATAAAAACGAATAACGATCATATTAAAGATATTTTAACCAATTTGTTCTACGATATTGTAAATGTAGAATTTAATATGTGGCCTTGGGTTAGAAGTTTAGTTAAATATGGAGATTTCTTTTTACACTTAGAAATTGCAGAAAACTTAGGAGTAGTGGGTGTACAACCTCTTTCAGTATATGAAATTACAAGAGTAGAAGGATACGATCCAAATAACTGGCAGGCTGTTAAATTTGTTCATACTCCGTTAGCAACTAAATCATTATTCATAGCAGGTCAAAAAACCGAATATGAAAACTATGAGATTGCTCACTTCCGTTTATTATCCGATACAAACTTCCTACCTTATGGTAAATCGCTTTTAGAGGGAGCAAGAAGATTGTGGAAACAAATTCAATTAATGGAAGATGCAATGATTATCCATAGAATTGTAAGAGCTCCACAAAAAAGAATATTTAAAATTGATGTGGGTGGTATTAACCCAAATGAAGTTGATAACTATATGCAAAAAATTATCAACAAATCTAAGAAAACTCCATACATAGACCAACAAAGTGGTGAATATAATCAAAAATATAATATTCAAAACCTAATGGAAGATTTCTATTTACCAGTTAGAGGTAATGATAGTGGAACTGAAATTACAAACTTAGATGGTTTGGAATACGCTCCAATGGAAGATATTGATTATTTAAAAAATAAAATGTTTGCAGCATTAAAGATACCTAAACAACATTTAGGTTATTTAGAAGATGGTAATTCAAAAGCTACTTTAGCTGCAATGGATATGAGATTTGCAAAAACTATTGAAAGATTCCAAAGAATAATTGTAGATGGTTTAGAAAAAATTGCAATCGCACATTTATATGCACAAGGAGTTGATGATAGTGAATTAACAAACTTTGAATTACAATTAACCCTACCATCTTTAATTTACGAACAAGAAAAAATTAATCTTTGGACAATGAAAATGGAATTGGTACAAAAGATGGACCAATTAAAAGTAATTTCTAAAGAATGGATATACAAAAATATACTTAATTTCAGTTACGAAGAAGCCGAATTACAAATCGAAGGATTGAAAAAAGATGCAATGCTTACTTTCAAACTTAATAATTTAGAACAAACTGGAACCGAAAAACCACAAGACCAACAAGGAATGTTAGGACAACAACCTGCATTGGGTAGTGATGAAAATGGACAACCAATGGCAACTGATGGTGAAGAACAACCACAAATGGGAGGTGAAGAACAACCAGAACAAGGTGGAGAGGAAGCACCTGAAGAACAAGAACCAACACCAAACGGACAACCATTAAATGTTGAAGACCAAATTGCAAAGTTAAAAGCACAATTGGGTGGTGAAGATGAAGAAAGTGATGATGAAGAACAAAACGAAGCTAAATTAGTAGGCAGACCTAAAGAATATTCAACTAGAGGTAAAGATAAATCTCCATTTGGTAGAGATGTAACCGGTAGTAAAGACTTAAAGAATCAATATAAAAACGAAAGTTTTATAGATATGTTAAAGAAAAACTTATCTAGAGGTGGTAAAAAGGTAATAAGTGAAGGAAAATCTATGTTAGATGAACAAAATATCATAGAAAATTAATTCTTATTTTAACACCTTATATTTATAAATGGAATAATGTATATAAATGAAACAAATTAAACATTCAAAATTTAGAAACACAGGCTTTTTGTTTGAATTGCTAGTGAGACAAGTAACCTCTGATATCCTTAATAATAGAAAGGGTATAGCAGAAGGATTATTAAAGAAATATTTTAATTCAAAGACTGAGTTGTCTAACGAATTAAAACTTTATCAATTTATTGTTTCAGAAAGATACAATAGTGAAAACAGAGCAGAGCGTTTTGTAGATGCAGTAGTAGAAAGTAGAGCTAAATTAGATGAAAAGAAAATCTTAAAAGAGAAGTATAATCTAATTAAAGAAATCAAAGATAACTATTCTATCGATGAGTTTCTACGTTCTCAAATACCTAACTATAAAGTATTAGCATCAGTTTATAAGATATTTGAATATAAAACAAATAACGAACAAAACTACGACCCTAAAGATTATGTGGCTACTAAATTTACATTAGTAGAACATTTAGTAGGTAAAACACAAGTAAAAACAATTACGGAATCTACAATTGCAACAGAATTAAAGAAAGAAGATAAAGAAATTCAATTACTTTCTTATAAAATGTTGGTAGATAGCTTTAATAAAAAATATAATAATCTTAACGATAAACAAAAGGGTTTATTAAAAGAATATATAAATTCATTTACAAATTCAGATAATTTAAAAAATCATGTAATTACCGAAGTTAAATCTTTAACAAAAGAATTTAAAGGAATTTCTTCTAAAATTAATGATAAAGTTACAAAAATTAAATTAGCAGAAACAATCAACCAATTATCTAAAATTGGTAATTCACAAAAAATAAAAGACAATCATATCACATCTTTAATTATGTGTTATGAATTGGAAAAGGAATTAAAAGATGTTCAAAAAGGAATTATCTAAAGAAGATATAGCTAAATTAAAAGAGACTATTAGAACTAAACTTAGAGAGAAAAAAATCGAAGAGGAAAATAGTAGTGCAAATGCAGATGGATATAATACTCCTTTTGCATTTGGTAAAGATACTAAAGGTGATATTGCACGTAAAGTAAAATCATCTGGTAAAGGATTTGAATTTGCTAAAAGTATAGATGAAAATCGTTGGTTAGAATTAAAAAGAGATGAGACTAGAACTCCATCTCAAAAAGTATCACATGGTATTAGAGAATTAAAAAACCAATTAGCAGAAATTGAAAAATTTATGGGTTGGTATTCTAAACTTAAAAGTGAAACAAATTTAGGTAAAAATGATTTCTTTAAAAGAACTGAAAATAATATCAGAAAAATTAAAGAAAGAATTATAAAAATGGCAAGTACTATTCAAGAAATTGATAAGCCAAATGAAGTAACTGAAGACCAGGGTGTAAAACCAAAGAAACCTATGGCTTTAGATAAATATGTAGTTACTGCAACTCCAAAGGGTGCAAGTAAAGATGCAGATAGAAGAACAATAACTCAACCAGCTCCTAAAAATTCAGCTGAAACACAAGCTAAGAATTTAAAGAAAATGGATAAATATCAAACAGTAAGAATTAAAAAGGCATAATATGAAATTATCAGGATTAGTTCCAATGGGAGCTTTAGGAATAGCTTCAAAAGGACATAAATTAGTAAAGGAAAACGAAATAGATGTTTGTCCTAAATGTGGTAAAGAAGTGTGTGAATGTGGAATGGGTGAAGACACTGTACCAGCAGATACCGATACAAATGTAGCAAACGGATTACCGCAAACTCAAGGTGATGAAAAGAAATTAACTTTAAGTAGAGAACATTTCAAAAACATCGTTAGAGAAGTAATGAAAGAAGAAGGTGAATATCAAAAAGTATTTCACAAATTGTTAAATAAATTTGGTGTTAAATCTCCAGCTGAATTAAGTCCAGAACAAAAGAAAAAGTTTTTTAACTTAGCTAAAGGGATTCAAACCGAATTAGCAGAAAGAAGTAAAATTAAAGAAGCTGAATTAAAAGGTGGACAAAAAAAATTAGATGT